ACGGCAACGGATACGGAATGTATTTTATATGTATGCGGAAAATCAAAACAGCATATATTGAATGAGGATCGAAAAACGTTAACAAAATCTGTTTATCCTATTCCTTCATATTCTGGGTGTATTACTTCTATTTTAGCCAGTATAGAAATTAATTATTTCAAATTTTCAGAGGTTGTAAACGGATTTAAAGGCGGAACTTTGGTAAATGTACCCTGGGGAGATCCAAACGATAAGGAAGGTAAAGAGAAAGTAGTAAACAAATTAAAAGGCGACGCGTCAAATAGGGATACGCAGGGCGGTTTAGTTGTTACATTCTCAAAATCGCAGGAAATGGCGCCAACAGTTGTACAACTTAACGGCAATAATCTTGACCAAAGATACCTATTAACAAAAGAAAGTATCGTAGATGAAATTATGTACGGCCACAGCGTTATTAATCCTTCATTATTTGGCGTAAAAACGAGCGGCCAGTTGGGTGGATCACAGGAATTACAAACGGCGTATTTAATTTTTATGAATAATTATGCGAGTGATCGTCAAAAAATCATTACAGACGCGCTCGAATATGCAAATTATACGTTAAATAATTTCAGCGATAAAATTTTCTTTAAAGTTAAATCTTTGGAATTGGAACCGGTTGCGGATAGTAAATCAATCGTTGCAGATACATTAAATAAAATGTCGCCTTTAGTGGCAAATGCGGTATTGAAAAACTTAACTATAAACGAACAACGTGCGCTTGCTGGGCTTGCACCTATACCAAACGGTGATGTGTTAAATTTCGGTACCGAAAAGCCAAAAATTGATGATAATGTAGTTTTATCCTGGTTTAATGAATTAGGAAAAAGGGAATACAAAGAAGTTTATTCGCAGCAAATAAAAGATTTTAATAATTTAGAATTTACGGAAAATGAACTTTTAAATAAATATAATTTTGCGGATCTTACAAGTGATCAAAGTAAAATTTTAGAAATGATCAAAAACGGTGAAAGTTATTCGGCAATCGTTAAGGCATTAAACCAGGGCGCAACGTATATTAGTAAACAATTAATACAACTGGAAAAACTCGGAATGATAAAAGGCTTCGAGATCACTTCAAAAGGATCCAATAATATAGGCGGTATTCAATTTGAAATCGTTTATCAATATAGAGAAAGAATCGACGCACCAGCCTTAGCACCTGGATCAACTTCTCGTCCGTTTTGTAAAAATTTAATACAATTACAGCGAGTTTTTACCAGAGAGGAAATAAATAAAATTTCTGATCGTTTAAAATCCTCTGGAATTGATCGTAACGTTTGGGAATATAAAGGCGGTTGGTATCACAATCCAGAAACAGGAATAAATACGCCTTCATGTCGTCATACGTGGTTTCAAATAGTAATCGAAAAAAAATAAAATTATGACGCATTTAATTTCAGTAAGTAATTTAAAAAAATTGAGTTATATTTCGTCAAATGTTGACGATAATTTAATTTCGACAATTATTACCAGGGTACAGGATACGGTTATCGAACCTATTTTAGGATCCTCGTTATATAATCATTTATTACAGTCAGTCGATAATAATACATTAACTATAAACGAACAGGAATTATTAAGTAAATATTTATCGAATTGCTTAATTGCTGCCGTTGAGGTTAGGGCCGTCGATATGACGACTTTGGAACTTCGCCAGGTTGGTTTATCAAAGGTAAATGCGGAAGGAGTTAACACCGTTGGCGAAAGTGAAATGAATAGGACCATAAACTCGCTGAAAAAAGATTATAATTTTTACCGTGAACGACTTATTCGTTTCTTAAAATTAAATTATACTGTTTTTCCAGAATACACTTCGTATTATAATTCTTTGTATCCTTGCGATGAACTTGGCGCGGAAATTAGGCCAGATAACGGGGGCGTGGATATTAATATTTCGTTCGTATGATAAAAACATTAAATTATATCGTAAAGGAATTCGAGGAAATCCAGAAAGCGCATTTACAATTACATTCTTTTTATTTTGGCGAATTAAATTTGGCCTTAAAAGATAGGTCGAGAAATTACCCGTTGATGGGTATCGATTATCAAACTGGAAATATAAATGAATTAAATACACCTGTTAATTTTATAATGGTAATTGCAGATCGTATTTATAAAGATAATTCGAATTTAGTTGAAACGAAATCGGACACTTTACAAATATGCAGGGATATATACAACTTATTAAAAAAATCGCCTCGCTGGTATAAGATCGGGCGTATACTTAATGCAAATATAACTACGTTTGTAGAACGAGGACAGGACGAGATCGCAGGCCACGTAATGACGTTTACTCTGGAAGTTAGGGATAGCAACGGGATCTGTAATTTACCGTTAATTGGATACGATTACGAAGGCGAATTTTCGTTTCCATGTGATCCAGTAAGTGTTAAAAATTCAAATAATACATTCCAAATCGATATTACGCCAGGATCTACGTACATACTTTCAGATATGACAGTTGAAGTACAAATAAACGGAGTATTTAAACAAATTGTAAATCTTATAACTTTAGATCAATGAATATAATTAATATTTTAGCAGATAAAAATGATATTGGCCTTGGAAATGTAGATAATACTTCCGACGCAAATAAACCAATATCAACAGCGGTACAAACGGCACTAAATGCAAAACAAAATACGTTAGGATTCACACCAGAAAACGTTATAAATAAGGAAAATTTAACGCTGGATAATTCAGCAACAAAATATCCAACTAACAATCTCGTAAAGAATACTTTAAATAATTATTTATTATCGAGTTTAAAAGGATCGCCAAATGGACTGGCGGAACTGGACGTAACTGGAAAACTTTTATCGTCGCAGTTACCTTCGTATGTTGACGACGTACTCGAATACGCAAACATTTCTTTATTTCCTGTAACTGGCGAAAGTGGTAAAATTTATATTGCAATAAATACAAACATTTCGTATCGTTGGAGTGGATCGGTTTACGTCGAAATTTCTTCATCGGTTGCGCTTGGTGAGACAAGTTCAACGGCGTATAGAGGAGACCGCGGTAAAATTGCGTTTGATCATTCACAAAGTACAGGAAATCCACATTTAACAACAAAAAACGATATTGGAATGGCAAACGTCGACAATACCAGCGACGCAAACAAACCAATTTCAACAGCGACACAAACGGCCCTTAATTTAATAACTAATATAAACTGGTTGGGCGATTACAATAATGGCTATACTTATTCAGTAGGTGACGGCGTTATGTTTAATGGCGCGTCTTTTAGGTTGTATAATTTTATAGGCGCAGCAGGTTATACACCTTCGGCATATCCTGGTAACTGGAAACAGATAACGGAGTATGTTTCGGCAAACGATATAGGATTAGGAAACGTCGATAATACTTCCGATTTAAACAAACCAATTTCAACAGCGACACAAACGGCCCTTAATTTTTTAATTTCTAACGGCATGCGCTGGCGTTTAAGTTGGACGCCAAATACAAACGAATTACCTACCTACGGAGTTTCTTCATTCGGTGAAATCGTTGATTTAGGTATAATTAAAAAAGGCGATTGTTTCTTTTTAGGTGGCGATTATGAAGTAGTAGGAACTTTATACACAACTGGAACGGTTTTTATCGCAAACCAGGATACACCAACAACGTACGGCGACTGGATCATTTTACCGACATTTATTCATTTAAAAAATATGCTGGCGAATAAATTGGATATACCTAACGGATCAACAATTCAATATATCGACGGAACTGGCGCGTTACAAACGTTTCCGACTTTAAACAATGCCAGTAGTTTAGTATTGGAAGTTTATAACAATACTGGTTCGACTTTAACAAAGGGCACAATAGTATATATAAATGGCGGCCAGGGGAATTTACCTACAATTACAAAGGCGAAGGCGGACACAGATGCAACAAGCGCGCAAACTTTGGGAATGATACAGACCGATTTAACGAACATGAATAACGGGTTCGTATTAATTACTGGAAAATTACAGGATTTAAATACAAACGCATTTGCACCTGGTACGCAATTATATTTATCTGGATCTACGGCGGGAACTTATACAAATATTAAACCACAGGCGCCGATACATTTGGTTTATGTTGGTATAGTATCAAGGCAACACCCTACGCAGGGAATAATCGAAGTAAAAGTTCAAAACGGGTACGAAATGGACGAGTTACACGACGTACAAATTAATTCAGCACAAAATAATCAAACTATTTTATACGAAAGTTCGACTTCATTATGGAAAAATAAAAGTATTACTACGGCCGAAATTACAGATTCAACAAATAAAAGATACGTAACGGATGCAAATTTAACTACGATAGGAAATCAAAGCGGAATTAATACAGGGGATAACGCAGTAAATAGTTTATATAGTGGACTGGAAAGTACAAAACAAAATAATATTACGTTAACAACTTCTGGAACAAGTGGACCAGCAACATTTACAGGAAACACTTTAAATATTCCGCAATATAACGGAGGCGGTGGCGGATCTCAAACGTTAGAACAAACTTTGGCATTAGGTAATACAGCAGGCGCATATAATTTAAATTTAAATAATAGAAATATAAATAATATTTCAGATATTAGCGCAAATAATGGCCCGTCGATTAAAATGATTAATTTAACGAACGCGGCAAATATGTTATTAATGTATAATTCATAAAAAAATAAAAAAATGGCTAATTCAATTACTTTTACAAGCGCGCCTTTTAATAAGGTAACGCAATTTTTACCAGCGGACGGAACAAACGCAAAAGATATTTTAACAGTTGATGCAGTTTATGATCGTCGTGTTTATGGTATAGCAATTTTTACGGATGAAACCGCAGCAAAAGACGTAAATTTATCTTTGTCGGACGGTACTACGACCTGGAAGTTAACAACTGTTTCTATTCCTTTAAATTCTGGAAATACAAACGCAGTTGTACCAGTTGACGTATTTACGCATACACAATTATCGCCATACATTAAACAAAGGGACGCGGCAGGTGCATCGTATTTAAACATTCCAAAGGGCTGGTCGTTAAGGTTAAATTATAATGCAGCAATTACAGCGGCTAAATTAGCTAACGTTGTAGTAAACGGAGAATCATACGCGTAAAGATGAACAGGGGCCTCGAAAACGGATTTATTCTCGGTAATAGTAAAGGAATTTATAATGGTTTAAATTCTGGTTTAGTTGGATCAATTATCGGAAACAGATTAAACATGTTAAATCCTTCGTCGATTTTGGATCCAAAGATTAAACCAGTCTTTTATATAAATGGCGATAACGTTGCCTTGAATAATGGAACAGTACAAACTTGTTTTAATCAAATAGAAACTACGCCAAACCAACTATTTACAAAAGTCGAAAATATATTTGATCAAACAGCAGGAACGACGTACAGGCCTTCGTTAGTTGTAAAAGGTTTAAATGGTAAAAATTACATAAATTTTGCGGATACTGGTAACCGTTATTTAGCCTCAAAAGTTACAACGTTTCCGAATTTTTATGCAAGTACAGCGCCACAGGTTACGGGAACTGGATTCACTTACATATTTGTAATAAAAAGAAAGCCAGGAGCAACGTATTCAATTTTAGACGGTCGGGATAGTACAACGCTGGCAACTACAAACGATATATTAATCGAAGTAAATGCAGCAGGCCGAATTACTTTCGATTATAAAGGCGGTAATAGTGGTTTAGTTACTTCAATTATTGGTACAGCTGGCGTAAATTTGCTTAATGATTGGTCGATATTAACGATTAAATGTCAATTAAGAATCGATGGTGGATTAATACCAACGGACGGGGCTGGTCCTTCGCCGTTTTCAAAGAGGTTCGCAATGCCAGAAACCGCTAGAATTGGATCCAGTTCGCCGATTGATATTTTTGTAAATGGTATAGAACAACAAAAAACAATTACAACAAATAATTTTACAAATGCAGATCACTATAACGATGGTACATTTAGAATGTTAGATCGTGATATTTTTATAGGCAATAAAGGTGCGGTATTTGGCACAAGTGGAACGCATATCGCAGCCGCTTTAATGATACCAGCCTATATTAGTAAAACTTTACAAACTAAAATCGAAAATTATTTTAGATATTATTATAATTTACCTTTTTAAATAAACCAGGATCAAAATATACATCGTAATTGCGTATATTTGTTTATCAAATAAAATAAAACAATCTTATTAGTATGGAAAAATACGTATTTTCGTTTTTTAAATATTTTGCGGTATCAATCATGGCTTTTTTTGCACCGATTTATTTTTCCTTATTGTTCGTTGTAATTTTGGTTGTGGTCGATACAATTACTGGCGTAATGAAGGCTGGTAAAAATGAAGTGAAAAATATTTCGTCAAAAAAATTATTTGCGTTTGTCCCTAAATTGATCATTTATTTACTCTTTGTAATTGTAGCGCATTTAGGTAGCCAGGTTTTGGATAAATCTATACCGTTTGTAAAGTTGGCAATAATGGGTATTAGTTGGATCGAGGTAAAGTCGATCGATGAAAACTTCAGAGATATATATGGTTTTTCTTTTATCGATAAGATCCTGGATAGTGTTAAAATAATTTCAAATTTAAGAAAATGAATATTAAGCAACGTTGGATCGCAGAAAGTCCAGAATTTTGGAAGAAAGTAAAAACAATCGGTATTGGTATCGGTACGGTTGGGGCCTTTTTAATTAGTGGAACGGTAGCGCTGCCAGTAGCAGTTGTAACGGCTGGCGGTTATCTGGTAGCAGTTGGAACGGTAACAAGTTTATTAGCTAAATTAACCGTAAAATAATGGACAAGTTAACAATCGATAGGATCCAGACGGCACACCCAAAGATTCGAGAACAATTAAAGGCCGATTATATAGAATGTAATAACTTACTACCAAAAGGTGTACGTTTGCGTTTTGCTTATGTATATAGATCACCAGAGGAACAGGATCGATTATTTAAACAGAGGCCAAAAGTAACAAACAGCAAAGCGTTTCAATCAATACACCAGTACGGATTAGCATTTGATTACGTTATATTATTGGATAAAGATAATAACGGTACATTTGAGGCGATTGACTGGAATATAGCGAGCTCTTACCACAAAACAGTCGTAGATTTTTTCATTAAAAAGGGTTACACCTGGGGCGGTAGTTGGAAGTCGTTCAAAGATTACCCGCATTTTCAAAAAGAATTCGGTTTATCCTGGCAGGAAATGTTTCGAAAAATAAATTCTGGCGATTACCAGGACGACAACGGAATAAAATATATAAATATTTAGATCCTTAACCTATTCATAACGAGTAGGTTTTTTTTTGAATCAAAAATAAATGTAAATATTTTATTAATATTTTGTTTAGTATTGAATTATGTTTGTATATTTGTCAAACAAAACAACTAAAAAAGTATAAATATGAACGCAGAAATCTTAAAAAACAAAAAAATCACTTTAACAACTTTGAAAAGTTTTATTAAGA